AGAAAATACTATCTGGTAAAAGTAGTGTTTTCTTGCCTTCGGATTTGCTGGTGCATTACCCGCGTGCCCCATTACTGGACGATAGGTATACACCTAATATTCGCCAGTACCCAAATGGGCATGCTGATCTAATACTGAAAGATTTTCAGGCTTGGATCAGCATGTTGGAGCACGCTGACGGTACAATCACTAGTACGGGTCAGATGATGGGAGATCCCACATCTTTCCCTCCCTTAATGTTAGTTTCTCTGTATTGTGCAGAGGAGACATTAAAGGAGTTCCCTTACTCTTCTTCAGAGCGTAAGAGAACGTACAGGGGATTGCGTCGAGGGGATGCGAAACTAATAGGGATAGGAGACGATGCACTCCTTCCCCGTTGGACTCGCGAACGAAGAGATTTATATAATCTTCATTTGGAAGCAATGGGTGCGACCATATCTGTACCTAAGTCATTTTGGCATAGGTCGATGGGTCTGATAGCCGAGATTCATATGAATCACGGTTATCCCATTAACTTCCTTCCCCTCTCCGTCTTGGTAGCTCCACCCGGCGGTTCAAAGGGTTTTGTTACTTGGGATTCCCAAGCAACTGCCTTTGGCCGTGATCCAACCCGCCCTAATGGGCGGGTTCCGAAGTTTTTATACCGTGTATCACCTTATTGGTATACATGGGCACTCGCTTCGCGGATGGGCATACCAGTGGCTGCACCTGTGGCGTATGGGGGCATTGATCTCCCCATTCGTCCCAAGGTGTCAACCACACACCACACACAATGGCTCCAATACCTATCGCAGGCCTCTTTGAGCGACCTGATTGTAGGGTTGGGGCTATCCCCGGTGGAGCATAGCCAGGAGAATCTCCTGTCTAAACCCGCTAAGGGGTGGTTGGAGGAAGTCTTCAAACGCGATGCAGAATATAAAGCGTTTGGAGAAACTATCCTCTCGCCATGTTGTGCGAGTGACAGTCTCGAACGTAGGATTTCCTTACAGGATGCCTACATCCAGGCTGTCAATGGACTCAGATCTGTGGAGTTCTATTTTAGAGCTCCCCGTGAAGCCTTTGATCACAGGGCACCGTCAGTACGACGCGCTGCCCAAAGGTTTCAGCGAAAGGTGTCGAAAGCCAAGCCTACTAAAATAGCAGGTTATGGCCCGACATCTTTAGATCTGGAACGGAAAAAGTCCGTTTATTTCTCCGTATCGGGAGGATTACTACCGGATCCATGGGTTAAACCCATCCGGGGCTTCTATGGGATAGAGCCTTCGGAGCGAGTTAGTCTGCGTAATTACGCACCTAACTTGCGTGGATTCGCGTAGTGTAGTGATCATGTGCTAAGTAACAC